ATAAGGCCGATCGGATTGGCGGCCATCGCCGCGTTCAGCCCTGTGATAACGGTTTTCACGCCGGTGACAGCCGCCGTGATCTTCGGTATGACGGTGAGGATCGTCCCGACCGAGGTGATCAGCTTGCCGATGACGATGAGAACAGGTCCCACGGCTGCGGCAATAAGAGCTATCTTCACGATGGTTTCCTGCACGGGTCCGGGAATGCCGTTCCAGATGTCCGCGAACTTCTGAAGCGCGGCCGAGATGTCCTGCAGGACAGGCTTGAGAACAGTCGCGAGGCTGTTTCCGATGTCAGCGCCGACTTCCTTCAGAGAGTTCAATGTCATCTGGAACTGGTCGATCGGGTCGAGTGTCTCGTTGAACGTGTTTTCCACACTGCCGGAGAAATCGCCGAGCGTGCCGGACAGATCGTCAAGGTTGAGTTTCCCGCTCTGCACGGCGTTGTAGAATGCAGCGCCCGCCTTGCTTCCGAACAGGTCGTAGGCGGCCTGCAGCTTCTCGGTGTCCGACTTGTTGGAACTCATCGTGTCGGAGAAACCTTTCAGCGCCTCATCGAGGGACATGCCGTCGTCCGCCGCGTTCTTCATGGCTTTCTTAAGACCGGCCATCGCCGTTGAAGTGTCGAGACCGGACATTTCCACCATGCCCATGAATCCGGCGGCCTGCTGGGCGGTCAGTCCCATCTCCTTAAACTGTGCGGCGTTCTGCGACAGGTCGTTTGCCAGCGTGTCCATGGAGATCCCGGTCGCCTGTCCGGTGGCGTTCAATGCATCCAGAAGGTCGCCCGCGTCGTCCGTGGACTGCCCGAAGGCGTTCAGAACAGAGGAAACGTTATCGACGGAGGTGGATACGTCCGTGTCGTTCAGCTGCGCGAACTTGATGAACTTGCCCGACAGATCCTCAAGCGCCTGCCCGGTGAGACCGAATCTTGTGTTGACTTCGCCGACGGCCGCGCCTGCGGTTTCAAAGTCCGTCGGAATCTGCGTCGCGAGATTCTTGACGCTCTGCTGCATTTCTTCAAGCGCCTGCCCGGACGCACCGGTTTTCTGCGTCACGATGTCAAGTCCGGAGTCCACTTCGCCGAAAGCGACAAGAGAAGCCGCCCCGAGAGCGGTGATCGGCGCAGTCACGCCTTTGGAGAGGGATTCGCCGACGCCTGAGATCTTGCCGCCGACTTCCTGCATCTTGGAACCGGTCTGTTTTAGTGTGGCCGCAATACTGGAATCCGTATTCTTTGTCTGTTCCTCGAGGTTCTTCAGTTCCTGCTCGGTTGCGATGATCTCACGCTGCCATGCGTCGTACTGTTCCTGTGTGACGCTGCCGTTTTTAAGACCCGCGTCCATCTGATCCTGCACCGATTTCAGCTGTGTGAGCTTGTCCTTGGTTTCCGTCACCGCCTGAGAGAGCAGTTTCTGCTTCTGGGCGATGAGCTCGGAGTTGGTCGGATCGAGTTTCAGGAGCTTGTTTACGTCCTTGAGCTGGGACTGGGTGTTCCTGATTTCCTTGTTGACGCCGGACAGCGCTTTCGAGAGGCCGGTCGTATCGCCGCCGATCTCGACTGTGATGCCTTTGATTCTGTCAGCCATACGAAGCCTCCTTCCTTAGAATCTGTCCATCATTTCCTGCGTCGCGATTTCCGGGTAGTCCCAGTCGTCGTTCGACATCTCCGCGTACATGTCGTTTACGGTTCCGATCGTGAGAAGATCAAGTTCCGAGATCGAAAGTCCGATCTGTACGCAGCGCAGTAAAAAGAGTGGGGTTGTCATTTCCCGCTCTGTCGCATGGTGTTTTTTTTAGACTGGACCTGCTGTTCCGTATTGAGTCCCCACAGCTCGATGATCTGAGGGAGAATCTCGTAGATCGAGAACGTGGAGAACTCGTCCAGCCATTCCTCAGGAGTATCCGGAACGTCTTTGTCCGCATGCTTTGCCATGAGCCATGCGATGTTCTCGAAAAGTTCGAGACTGAACGTGTCCAGACTGGAATTTTCCGCGTCGTTTTCGTCGATGCTTTTCTGAAGCTTACTCAGGTCACGGTAAATATCCCTGTGGAACTTATTCCTGTAGAGCCTTGGAATGGCGGCTGACGCGCGGAACGTCACAGGCTTTTCGTCGATTTCGATTGTCTTTATCACTGCCATTGCCGATCACCTCATTCCGTCAGGCTGCTTGTGGACGAAGAACTCGTGGACGAGGACGCCGCCGCAGCCGTCGGTTCATAAACCTTGTCGTACCATGCGTCGTACACAGCGTCGGATGTATTCGTTCCGGTCTTTACCTTCACGAGTCCGGACGGCAGCGGCGAAACCGTGAGGGAGAGAGTCTCCGTCTGCACTTCGGTCGAGTCTTCCTTCGTGGAGCCGGAAACGGAAGGACGGGTCGCCGAGCAGTAGTACATGCAGTGGCGGATCTTCCTCTGGTCGCCGGAAAACTCGAAAAGGAGCGCGAAATGCTCCGGCTCCACGTCCTTGTTTTCGGCAATGACGCCGTTGGCGTCCTCCGTTTCGTGCATCACGTCCGTGAGAAAACTCTCCGGGATGAGGGCGAGCTCGAAGTCGCCGGAATATCCGTTGTTGTTCGAAACCATGTAATATACGGAATCGTCCGCATAGAACGGATCGTTTTCGCCCTCGGCATCGAGGGAAAGAGATACCGCGCCGGGCATGGCGACAGGCGTGCCGAATGTGACCGTGCCGTCCTCCGCGAGCGTCGCGATCGCGTAGTGGCAGTTCTTAAGGCCGAACTTGACCTTGTTTTTCTTGTTTGCCATATCTGTTAACCTCCTATGATTTGTGTTTGATACAGGACCTCATACATCTTTTCTTCCTCGATCCATACTTCCGATTTCTCGAAGGGGAGTTCGTGCGAGTTCAGGATGTTTTCGATCCCGGTTTCCGTATCCGGGTCTTTCTTATCCGTGTACAGTTCGATGTTGAGTTCGTCGATCTTCTGGAAGACCGTGTCGTCCGCGAACAGGTTGTCGCTGCCGGGAAAAAGAAAACAGAGAAAAGGCGGGTCCGGAGACTCGCCTTCTGCAAAATGATCGTAAGCGACAGGAATCCCCGTCTCTTCGAGCATCGATTTGATGTATTCGGGTGTCATGAAGTTTTATCCTTTCAGTTTTTCTTCGATCGCTTTCACAAGCGTTTCATTTCCGCGTTCCTCGGCTTTCGCTATATGAGGTCTCGCCGCGACTCTTCCTCCGCCGCGTTTGGCGTGGCCGTGTTCCAGAAGGTGGGCGATCTGGTAGCGGTTTCTCGAATGCACGACGAGATCGATGGATTCGGAATCCTCGTGAACGTTTTTCACGGACCACGACTTCTTGTACTTTCCGGTGTCGACCGGAGCGGTGTTCTGGATGTCCTTGCGGACGGACTTCGCCGTTTCCTTCACGGTGTCTTTCAGATCGTCCGCCGCGAGATCCGCATATTTTTCGAGTTCCGCCATGATGGCGGAATCCATGTCATCAATCGAAGTGTTTCTGCTCATGAGCCTTTCTCCAGTCTGCAGTTGAATTTGATCGAGTTTCGTTTGTAGCCCATCGGGTTCACGTAGGTGATGTTGTAGACATGTTCTTCCGCGAGAATCCGGTATTTCGTGGATTCGACCGCGGAAAGCTCAGAACACCACCGGCAGGTGAAGTCGAGGGATTCCTCGGAATTTACGACCTCGCCCGATGACTCCGATCCGCTCTGCGTTCCGATGGTGGCGTAGCACTTGAAGTAGTCCGTCCATGCGGCGGTGTGGTTCCCGTACTTGTCTACCGTGATCTCGTTCTTCTGAAAGGTCACGGGGACGCGGAGAGCTGCGATGTTCATCAGAACTCCTCCTTCCTGACGCCGAAGAGAAGTGCGCGGAGCGTGAGGTTCAGCTGACTGTGATCCGCTTCCTCCCGATGTTCGTAGAGATAGGCGACGGTATAGAGAACGGCGATCCGTATGCGGATCAAAACCTTTTCTTCATTCGCTTCCCATTCCTCGTCGGAAAAACGAGCTATGTCCTGTACGATTGCAGTCGCGGATTGAATGAGATTTTTAATCAGTTCGTCCTCGTCGGAGGAACTGACTCTTAAGTATGTCTTGGCTTCTTCAAGCGTCACTTCCATCTGATTACCTCCGTTAAAGAATCAGGGCATCCCCGAAAAAAGGAGATGCCCTTGAAATGTTAAGTGGGCGGATCAGGCGGATGCCTTGACGGAAAGACCGCGGACGGCTTCCGGCAGGATGAGCTTGCCGTCGACCCTTTCGGAGGCGAGGAAACCGATCTGCCCGTTCGCTGCGTACAGCTCGGACAGGCGCTTGAAGGAGCGGCCCTGACGGTCGGCGATCCAGTAGTAGGAGAAGTCTCCGAACAGGATCGGCACGTTTCCGGCTGCAAGCTCAGGCGCATAGATGCTCGTCTTGTACGGACGGTTAAGGATGGTGTCCGGCTGGCCCGCGACCACACTCGGCTGCCAGATGTAGTTTCCGTTGCTGTCCTTGATCTTGCGGAGCGCCTTGACGGTAGAGTCGTTCAGAATCCAGACCGCGCGGTTGCGGTACACGCTCCTCAGGGAATGGAACACGTCCATGATTTCATCGAAGGTGATGTTCGTGTTCGCAATTTCCGTAGTCGCGCCGTCTGTCGCCTTGACCTTGGTGAATACACCTTCAGGCTTTTTCTGTCCGTCGCCGACAAGGAACGCCTCCTCCTCGGCTGCCCCGATACGTCTCGCGAATTCGGTGGAGATGTAATTCTCCAGATCGAAGACGGAGTCGTTCATCAGCTCCTCGGAAACCTTGATGGCGGTTCCCAGCTTGTATGCGGAGAGGGTGATCTGGTCGAAGGTGTCATCGGATTCAGGGTACAGGCCGTTTTCCTCCATCCAGCTTGCGGTTCCGTGAGATGCGACGATCGGGATGGTGTGCGTGCCGCTGTCGGTCTGGATGACGTGAGCGAGGGAACGGAAGAAGTTCTCGTCGGTCAGCGCCTGCACCAGCTGTTTCTCGTATTCGTCCGGAACGAGGTAACCGCCGTTCGCGTCGGTTCCGATCTCGAGAACGTTCTTGACGTCGTACCAGTTGCGCTTGCGGATCGAATCCCAGAACGCTGTTTTGTACGCATTGGAAGCGATGCCCGGCTTGTCCTCCAGCTGCGTTTCTGCTCCCGGTTTCCCGGTGAGGGGAGCCGTGGTCGGCTGGGAGAGCATCCTGTCGATCTGCTCCTGTCGCTGCAGGCGTTCGATGTCGCGGGTGAGGTCGGTGACTTCTTTTTCCATCTTGTCGTAAGTGGCAGCGTCTTCCGCGGATACGTTGCCTCCGTTGTCGGAGTGTGTATCGAGAAACTGTTTTGCGGC